ACACAAAGGCGCCAAAACGATGAATGAACTACTAGCTAAACAAGCCCCCCTACGTCAGGGATTCTCAAGTGGAGCGCTTATCCATTACGATGATGAGACTCTACACTTGCCCATCCCTGATTTTTTTGTCAGGAGGTCTCTTGAAGGGATACTAATAGACTTGTCACTTGATCAGCTTGATTCAAACTCGACAGTTGGCTCCTCACTCATGCCAAATGTTGACATTAAAGCCACCTCCATACCCAATTTCATACATAATTTCACTTTTGGACACTTATCTTCTACAACTGACCAGCCTTTCTCCACAAAATTCCCTATACTGAACGACGGTTTTGATGATCTCACTCCCGATGTCATAATTCAGTCTACAGCAGGCAGCTTTCATGTTATTGAGTTCACGACGTTCAGAGGGAGAGAGGAAGGAGCCCGAGGAGCTGCGGCCCTGAAAATTGCAAAATATGAGCAGGCATGTAGAAACAGGAGTGTAGGTCGAAATGTGGGGCTGCATGCAATTGCTGTCCACAGGGGGGGTGTTTGGACCAATATGATCATGGGCAAGGATGATGTGGATGAGCTATGCTACAGGATGCGGTTGGCAGAGGCTATAGAAGCAGATATACAGATTGTGTGTCCTGAGTATCGAATGGCGGATGAGGAAGCTACGAAGTTGGAAAGGGAGATGCTTGGCATCGTGTCCTCAATTAGCATGGACTGGGAAAAGACTGAAAGGGTCTTCCCGTCTTTCAAGAAAGCTATGTTTGACAGATTCAGGTCGAACCCACCAGATCAGGATTATGTGAAGGATGTTTTGGAGAAGGTGATAAGCAAAGCACAGTCTGATCTGATCAGTTCTTCTTTTATTGGGGAGGGCAAGTCACTGTCTGAGAGGCTTGAGATGAACAGAGTTGAGTGCGACCATGCAGTCAACTCACTTCTAATCTCTCTACGTGATAGGCCTGATCTGAGGAGCACAAATGATAGGAAGTCAACAGTCCAGATCCCTCCATGGGTTTTCTATGAAGGGCCAGAGGGAAAGGGCCTACAGCCACTGCGATCACTAATGCCTGAGGGAGATCACCCAATGTGCTCCATTTGGGCTAAGGTGTGCACATCAGCAGTGATGGAGACCATTGAGAGGATGGATGACGACCCAGAGAGTGAACTTCATTATGCTATGTCAGGAGAGAGAACTCGTGATGATGAGAGAAGCAGATATCATCGTGTCAGGGTGGACTTAAATCAAGAAGAAGCTGAGTATGCTGCCACTCTAGGTGTAAACGGCAAGAAATACAGGAATGTGCAGTCAGTGGAGGTCGCAAGGACAAGGAGCAAGAGAATATTCTCACCGGACCATGACACTTCCGATTTGGAGCAATTCTTATTGTGCCAGGATTACAGTGATTTCGAGCCAGACAGTGGTCTCTTTTGCCCTCTACTCGAAGACATGGACCTCCGATTAGATGCACAGGTCATTCACCAACCTACCTTCACCCACTACGAAGGAGAAAATGAGTTTCTCACAAACCACAGAAGAGTCTTAGAGACCCCACTGGGTTCCTGGACTCAAATGGTGAGCTTGATAGGTGCTGAGCTATCTGCATCCGTGAAACAGCATGTGAAGCCGAACTCCTTTGTGGTCAAGAGGCTTGCTAATTCTCCACTCTATATGCTGGTTAAGCCAACTTCTTCTAAGAGTCACATTTTTGTCTCATTTGCTTTGGACAAGACCTACTGGCATAGAGACCTCATGGCCTCATCTATATTCAAGAACTACATTGATGCAGGGCCAATGTTTATCACAGACTTTGTGTCCTACAAGCTCAGCAAGCTGACAAATCTATGCAAGACTAACTCTCTGTATGAGGCTGGGTTGTCATTTTGGATGGAGAGCTTTGGATTTTGCCCATGGGAATCAGGCACCATTTCAGAAAAGGCTCAGAGCCCATCCCTGAGAGAGGTGGTCTATATGGCGAAGCTTTCTCTACTAACTCTTCTAGAAGATAAAGCTACTACTGAAGAGCTCCAAACTCTAATGAGATATATAGTTATGGAAGGGTTTGTATCTCAGCCGGAGCTTCCAAAGCCACACAAGATCATTTCCAAGCTACCAACAAAGCTGAGGTCAGAGCTGCAAGTTTACCTGCTGCACAGATGCCTAATAAGCATGAGAAGGATAGCCTTCTCACCATTTAGGCTGATGAGGTATGAAGGCCAGATAAATTGGTCAGGACTTTTCAACCCATTGTCTGGATCGGAGATCAGAGATGTCCACCCATTAATAAGTACATGCTATAATGGTTACTTCAAAAATAAAGAAGAGGAGACTGAACCATCGGCACTGTCTGCAATGTACAAGAAAATAATAGAGCTTGAACACTTGCGTCCTGAAACTGATGACTATTTGGGATGGGCGGACCCTACAGAGCCCAGGATGCATGAATTTAGCAGAAGCTACTTAAAGGAGTCAATTGAGCACGCAAAGCAGTTCCTGGAGAGAATATATGGCAGGAATGTGATGGATCAGATTGAGCAGGACATAGTACGAGAATTGAGCTCAATAACTCTGGAGAGGTTGGCCACCTTAAAAGCTACAAGTAATTTCAATGAGGACTGGTACATATACAAGGACGTCAGAGACAAGAACTACACAAGGGACAAGCTCATCGTTAAAATGTCAGAGTATGCTGCAGAAGGGAAATCACTAGCAATTGAGAAATTTGAAGCTTGCATGTCTAATATTGAGAGCAGGGGCTCGATGCATATATGCCTATTCAAGAAGCAGCAGCATGGAGGCCTGAGAGAGATATATGTGATGGGGGCAGAAGAACGGATTGTTCAGAGTGTTGTTGAGGCCATAGCCAGGAGCATTGGGAGATTTTTCTCTTCGGACACTTTGTGTAACCCTTCAAACAAGATGAAGATCCCGGAAAGTCATGGCCTTAGGGCTAGGAGACACTGTAAAGGACCTGTTTGGACGACAGCGACATCAGATGATGCGCGAAAGTGGAATCAAGGCCACTTTGTGACAAAGTTTGCTCTAATGCTCTGTGAGTTCACGAGTCCTAAATGGTGGCCCATCATAGTAAGAGGATGCTCAATGTTCACGAACAAGCACATGATGATGAATCTAGATTTTCTGAGGATTCTAGACTCACATAGAGAACTGCACGTGGAGGATGAATTTGTTCAGACCCTCTTTGAAGCTTACCATGGAAATCAAGTTGTTCCTTGGCTTCTACCAGGCTGCACCTTCCTAAAGACATCCACAGGCATGATGCAAGGGATCTTACATTACACATCATCTCTATTACACACAATACACCAGGAGTTCATAAGATCCCTAACCTTTAAGATCTTCAACATGAAGGTCAACCCTGACATGAGCAAGCAGATAGTCTGTGACATGATGCAAGGATCAGATGACAGCAGCATGCTTATAAGTTTTCCATGTAGTTCGGATGAAATCCTTACTAAGTGCAAGGTGACTGCGGCCATCTGTTTCCGAGTAAAGAAGTTGCTTGGCGTGTACTTGGCAATATACCCATCCGAGAAGTCCACTGCCTGCACTGACTTTGTCATGGAGTATAATTCAGAGTTCTTCTTCCACTCTCAGCATGTCAGACCCACTATAAGATGGATTGCCGCATCCTGTAGCCTCCCTGAAGTTGAGACACTCGTTGCTCGTCAGGAGGAGGCTGCAAACCTGATGACAGCAGTGTCTGAAGGAGGTGGCTCATTTTCCTTGGCAGCTTGTGTGCAGCAAAGTCAATGCACTCTGCACTATATGCTTATGGGCATGGGAACATCAATGCTGTTCTCAGAGTATAAGAAGGCAATACGGAAATGGAAGGACCCAGGGCTTGGATTTTTCCTGATAGACAATCCCATAGCAGCAGGGCTTGCAGGATTCAGGTACAACCTGTTCAAGGCTATAACTACTACCAATCTCCAGAAGATTTATGCATTCTTTATGAAGAAAGTCAAAGGGACCACGGCTTACCACGAACAAGAAGGGGTAATTCCTGAAACTTGTAGCGTCAGTCCTGGTGGAGCTTTGATTCTTAGCTCCTCACTGAAGTGGGGCTCTAGGAAGAAGTTCCAAAAGCTGAGATCGCGACTAAACATTCCAGAGGACTGGATAGACCAGATAAACAACATGCCTCAGGTGCTATACAGGGCACCTAGGACGGGGCTGGAGATCACTCTGAGAATTGCTGAGAAGGTGCATAGTCCAGGGGTTGTGTCATCTCTAAGCACTGGGAATGCTGTGGCAAAAGTCATGGCCTCAGCTGTTTACTTCCTGTCAGCAACCATCTTTGAAGATTCAGGGAGGCCAGAATTCAACTTTCTTGAAGACTCAAAGTACAGCTTGCTCTACAAGTTAGCAGCATATGACGGATTTAATGGCGTTGATGACATGGAGCCTGAGGACGTACTGTTCTTATTCCCGAATGTTGAAGAGTTCCACCAACTGGACACCCTCATCTTCAATAAAGGCCCACTGAACATAACACACAGGTCTAGTGTCAGGGAAGCCACGCAGACTAGGGTTGTCGTGTTTGACCACTTACAGACCTCAAGGTGCTCACCTGAGAAGTTGGTGTCTGACAAGTGGTTTGGCACTCAAAAGTGCAAGATAGGTAGGACAGCCATGGAACAAGAATGGACAAAGTTAAAATCTACAATTCGGTGGCTAAGGGACACCCCCCTTGAAACATTGGAGGCAACCCCACTCCACAGCCACATACAAATTCGAAATTTCTTTGCCAGAATGGAAGGGAAGGCAAGGACCGTACGGGTCACAGGAGCACCAGTTAAGAAAAGGTCAGGAGTGAGCAAACTGGCAATGGTAATCAGAGATAACTTTTGCAAGACTGCTATTCTCAACGGTATAGAGGATGAAATTGGTCTAAATAGGTCTGTTTCTGCAGAGCTATCGAAGCACTGCCTGTTTTCAGTCCTGAATGGCCCCTACACTGAAGGAGCAAAAGTTGCGATGGTGGAAAAGCTTCTCATAGGTTTGCCTGAAGTTGGAATTAATCCCCCTGATAGGAGGTCAAGAACGAACATGATTGGAGTAATGCAGCACTATGTCAGAGAAGGAGTTGGGACTGTGAAGATACTAGAGGAGATAGGAGCAGGGACCATTGGGGCCTATGTGAAACCACAGAAGTCCATGAAGAAAGATGGGAAGGTGATCTACTACGGACATGGCATCTGGAGAGGGACAATGGATGGGATACCAGTTCAAATAGAGGTCGATGGGCAAATAGGCCTTCCACCTCAAATGACCAGGGTACTAGTTAGCAGAACTAGGGAACCATGGGTCTTGAGCCACAGCATCAGAGCGTGGGCTGATGACATGGGTGTTCTGAACACAAAAGACATGAAGGGGTCTGTTCGAGGGGATGTCCGTCACTGGATGTTCAACTTCAAGCTGTTTGGCTCTAACCACTCTTATGGCTGTCCTCTTATAGTTGTGCCGGATGATCTCATCGACTTCCGTAATATTGAGGATAAGGACATCTTCCTCAAGGTGAGAGGCTCAGTGATTAATTTATTCACCAGATCAAAGGGGATTGGGAGGGACTTGCACATAATGTCTTACTCTACCTCTGAGAATGACATAAGCTCAAGTAGCATACTGGCACTAGTCAATGCCCAACTGGATTCATGTGTTGATGACTTCTCTGTGCAACCTAGCAGTTCCTGGATCAAGTGCGAGCCATTGCCATTGGAAATGATAAGGCCAGTCCTAGAGGTTGCTGAGGGTTTGAGGCCTATTAGAAGAATTGATTCTGATAGGCTGCGAGAAATCATCAGGATATGCACTGAGGCAGCACTTAGATCAAAAGTTGGAACAATATTCACCTTCGTCCCTATTTCCTCTGAAATGGCTGCCCCAGTGGACATGAGCGCAATGATTGATCTAATGCTTGAAGATGATGATTTCAATGGCTTTCAGGAAGTGGTGGATGAAATCATGGAAGATATGGATATTTCCAATAACTATGAAGTTGATGACTTCTCCTCAATTGATGTTCATTTATTTGGTCCTGCTCATTATAAAGAGCTCTCCAATTTAGCAGCCATTTCGCACCCTCTCATGGATAAACTGATAGATGCAGCAATAAGCCAGATGGGGAAAGCAGGAGTCCGCAGGCTCGTAGAAACTGGGAGAACAGGGCATAAGGATCTAGACATATCAAGACTAGTATTTAGATCACTAGGACGTGATCCATCATCTGTTCTGGCAGATGATTTTGACCTTAATTTAGAATACGAGGTCACTGATGACATGCTTGGGTGAGCACGGCCATACTATAGCAATCTTAGATAACACTACACACCGTCTGCTCTTTTAATAAGTAATAGGTTTTTCAAGTTTTGGCGGACTTTGTGT